TGCTATTGATGGTAAATCAACTCAAGATATGAGTAGAGCTCGTCAAATGAAATCTATCTTTAGAATGATTACTCCATATCTAGTTAAGTATGATATTCCTATGGTTGCAGTGAACCATATCTATATGACACAAGAAATGTATAGTAAGCCAGTAGTGTCTGGTGGATCAGGTATATACCTTTCTGCAGATAACATTTTTATACTTGGTAGACAACAAGAGAAAGACGGAACTGAATTGGCTGGTTATAACTTCATTATCAATGTAGAAAAGTCTAGACAGTCACGTGAAAAGTCTAAAATACCAGTTACTGTTAAGTTTGAAGGTGGTATTAGCAAATGGTCAGGTCTATTAGAAATGGCGTTAGAATCCGGTCATGTAGTTAAACCAAGTAATGGTTGGTATTCTAAAGTTAACACTGAAACAGGCGAAGTAGAAGATAAAAAGTATCGTATAAAAGATACGGATACTAAAGACTTTTGGTTACCTATTATATCAACAGTAAGTTTCCAAGAATGGATTAAAAAGAATTATCAAGTTTCAAATGGTGCTATTATATCAGATGAATCTATTGAAGAAGAATTGGCATTAATTGAGGATGATTTAGGAGAAGATAGTGAGTGATGATTTTAAGTTTTTAGTTGGACATAAAATAGTAGAACACCATAATGAAGAAGGTCTTTCAGCAATTAAGTTGACAGATGCTCCATATGAAGGTATAATTTTTAGTTATGGTAAAGTTGAATTTCCTGAAGATGCTTTAGAAGGAGAAGATTGCCCAATAAAATTTGATTATGAGGTTTACAATAATGCTGGAATAGAATATAATGTAGATGAGTTCGAAAAATATATTGGTGATTTTCTTATAGAGTTAATCGTGCACCAATTATCTAGAAATGACATTACATATACCGGAGGAATTGATGACGATAACACAGACTATATTGAGCAACTTGATTCATAATGAGACATACGCAAGAAAAGTCATTCCTTTCATTAAACTTGAATATTTTAATGATCAATTTGAGAAAGTAATTTCACAAGAAATTATTAACTTTTTTGATCAATATAATTCAGCAATAACTCTTGATATATTGGCAATTCAGATTAGTAATAGATCTGAATTACGTGAAAACCAATTACAGGATATTGAAAAATATATCAATGAGTTGACATTTAAAACTGATAATGAACAATGGCTTTATGATAATACAGAAAAGTTCTGTAAAAATAGAGCCGTTATTAATGCGATTATCGATGCTTATGATATAGTAGAAGGTAAACATAAAGACAAAACTGAAGATGCTATACCAAGTCTTTTATCAGATGCATTAGCAGTTAGTTTTGATTCTTCGGTAGGTCATGATTACCTTGAAGATTATCAAGAACGTTATGATTTCTATCATAGAGTAGAAGAAAAGATCCCATTTGATCTCGATATCTTTAATAAGATTACAAAGGGTGGATTATCTAAAAAGACTTTGAATATCATATTGGCTGGTACTGCCGTAGGTAAATCATTATTCATGTGTCATGTTGCTGCTTCTAGTCTTCTACAAAATAAGAATGTTTTGTATATCACTATGGAAATGGCCGAAGAGAGAATTGCCGAACGTATTGATGCTAATCTTCTTAATATGAATATGAATGAGATGGCTACAATAGATTTACCTACATATAATAATCGTATTAACAAATTGATTAAGAAGACCTCCGGTAAACTTATAGTTAAACAGTATCCTACTTCAACTGCACATTCAGGTCATTTTAAGGCATTGCTTGAAGAACTAAAGATTAAACGTAACTTCAAACCTGATATGATAATCATCGATTATCTAAATATCTGTTGCTCTTCACGTATTAAAAATGGTGCAGGTGTTAATTCATACACTTATGTTAAATCAATAGCTGAAGAACTTAGAGGTCTTGCAGTTGAATATGATGTACCTTTATTAAGTGCAACCCAAACTACTAGAGGTGGTTTTGGTAATACTGATGTAGAATTAACTGATACTTCAGAATCGTTTGGTTTACCTGCAACGGCAGATATGATGTTTGCTTTAATTGCTACAGAAGAACTTGAAAACTTAAACCAAATAATGGTTAAACAACTTAAGAATCGATATGCCGATCCTGGTTATTATAAACGATTTGTTATAGGAGTTGATAGATCTAGAATGAAACTATATGATGTTGAAGAATCTGCGCAGAAAGATATTTCTGAAAGTGGTCAACCTGCGACTCAATTCTTGGTTGAAAGAAATAAAAAGTCACAAATTGAAACAAAAGGGTTTACTTTCTAGGAAAATATGATATAATAGATTTTTAATTGGAGATAATATGAGTAATAATTGGGTAAATGATATTGCAAATATGCATGAAGGTTTTGGTGTTAATGAAGTTGTTAGAAACTTTGATAATGACAAACTTCTTAAGTTTTTGTCATTCCGTATAGGTTGTTTACAAGAAGAATTGGATGAGTTAAAAGAAGCTAAAACAGCCGATGATGCAGTTGATGCTCTAATAGATTTAGTTGTATTTGCTATTGGTACTTTAGATTCATATGAAGTAGATGCATATACTGCATGGAATAGAGTATTAGATGCTAATTTAGCAAAACAAGTTGGTATTAAAGAAGGTCGACCTAATCCATGGGGACTTCCGGATTTACTAAAACCTGAAGGTTGGACTGCCCCTACCCATGTTGACAATGTTGGATTGTTTGCACAGGTGTTTGATTAATAATGTATTCACTCACGGTTTTCAAGAGTATCTTTGATAATAAAACTGATACTCGAGTTGACTTCGCCTCGTTTGAAGAGTTTGAGAGATCGTTATATCATCTCTCAACTTTAAATGGGTACAAAGCAAAGAGAGGTGAATACCTTAAAAAGACTTCGCCTCTTATTTCACCGGCAACCTATACTCCTGGTACTACTAGAGCCAATGCTAATGTAATAAATTGGGGTAAATGGGCAGCTATCGATGTAGATACACATGAATTTGAAGGAAACTTAGAAGATGAGCTTTATCGACGGTTTGGTGATTGGGATTACATTTGTTATAGTACTGCAAGCAGCACTGTTGCATTCCCGAAGTTTAGACTCGTGTTCCCACTTACTCGACTGGTTGAGTCGAGTGAAATCAAACACTTCTGGTTCGCTCTCAACTCTGAATTTGGATGCATGGGAGATCTCCAAACTAAAGACCTCAGTAGAATGTATTACGTCCCTGCGCAATACCCTGGTGCTAATAACTTTATCTTTAGCAATCGTGGTACCTTGGTTGATCCTACGGAGTTAATGTGTAAATATGAGTTCACTGCACCAGTTAATAGTAATTCATTCATTGATAGATTACCGGATGATTTAAGAGATGAGGTTATTAGTCATCGAAAGGCTAAGTTAGAAGAAACTAAAAGAGATTATAATTGGAATTCATATAAAGATTGTCCATTTGTTAATCATAAATTGGTCACTGAGTACAAATCTATATCAGGTATGGATGGTACAGGCAGGTATTCTATGATATATAAACTCATGACATCAATTGCGTGCTTCGCAGTTAAGAAGCAGTATCCTATAACTGAATATGAAATTGTTCAGTTAATTTTAGAGTTAGATAGAGAAACATCTAATATCTATGCCAAACGTCCTTTGAATACTGAAGCAAGTAGAGCTATTGAATTTGCTTATAAAAATATGTAAAAAATGTTTACATTACCTGGATTTATGTTATAATAGATCCATAACTAAACTAATGAGAAATTATATTATGACTAATGAACAAAAAAATAGTAAAGAATTAGGTGATATAGGTGAAAACTGGTTTGTATATAAAGAAGGAGGTACTTTATCTGAAAATAAGTATGATATGAAAAAAGATGGTGTTCTTCCAAATGGTGAGACATTTGAAGTAAAGACTCAATGTAGATATGACATATTTGGAATAGGTTATCTTACTATTAACGTAAGTCAAAAAACTAAATGTATGAATGTTGACAATTTATATTTTGTAGAATATGGTGTTAAACTTGCAAATAATTACATTAGAATTTGGAAATGCACAAATAGAGAAAAGTACATTACATATACAACTAGAGCAGGCAATAACATGATAGGATTTCCTATATCAGAAATGGAATTATGTCATGAAGATGAATATCCTGAATTAGCAACAAAAATGAGATCCCTTTCAAAATCAACATTTATTGAGAAATAATTATGACATACACAAGACCTTCAGCAAATATTTTATTAGAAGCTGCAGAAATTCAGGAGAAAAAAGGCCAGGATTATAATAACGCAATTTCTAGAGTTCAACAAGCAGACTATTATGTTCATGGTGTGTGGTCTATTCTTGATACTATTAATGGCAAGTATCTAAGAATGGTATCAGTACTTGAAACTATGGAAGCAGGTGGTAAGGTCAATTATGAATCAGTCGAAGATTCTGCATTAGATCTTATTAACTATACATCATTTCTTGCTGCGTATATGCGTGGCCAAGTCCCAGGTCAAAGACCAGATCGCGATATCTTTAATAAACCTAATGATTCAACTTCGCCATTAATTCCCACTACATTTAGAGTTGAACCGGTAATTATTGTTGATTTTAATGGAAAAGCAGAAGAAATTCCAGTAAAAAGAGGTTCTAAAAATGCTTAATGTTAAAGATATAAGAAAAGAGTTCTTATATAAATTAATGCATGCTGATTTTGTAATCGATAAAACCGGTTGTAAAATGCTTGAGATTATGGGTGCATCTTTTAATGCAGATGAACCTGTAATTTTTGGTACATTAAATACTGATTATGCTAAACGTGAAGTTGAATGGTATGAATCTCAATCTTTAAATGTACATGATATACCCGGTGAAACTCCAGCTATCTGGTTAGCAATTTCTGGTGGAGGTGGATGTATTAATAGTAACTATGGATACTTAATATTCTCTGAAGAGAATGGTTACCAATATAAAAATGTATTAAATGAATTGAAACAGAATCCTTTCTCTAGACGTGCTACTATGGTTTATAATAGACCTTCTATTTGGACTGATTATAATAAACATGGTATGTCTGATTTCATCTGCACTAATGCTGTAGGTTATATGATTAGAGATGGTAAACTCCATGCTAATGTACAAATGAGATCAAATGATGTCGTGTTTGGATATAAGAATGATTACTATTGGCAAGAATATGTTTTGAAAAAACTTGCTAAGGATCTTGATGTAGAAGTAGGTACTATTATGTGGAACTGCACTAGTTTGCATGTATATGAAAAACATTTTCACTTAATAAAATAAATGTTTACATTTCTAGAAACTATGATATAATAGATCTATTATAACTAACTTATATAAAAGATGTCTGATATTACTAAATGGGATATACGGTTCTTAGAAATGGCTAAAAACGTTTCTAATTGGAGTAAAGATCCATCAACTAAAGTAGGTTCTATAGCAGTAGATCCTATCAAAAAGAATATTATTTCTACTGGATATAATGGATTCCCACGTGGAATCCTAGATGCAGTAGAAAGATATGAGCATAAACCAACCAAGTATAAATTAGTTGTACATTCAGAAATGAATCTAATATATAATGCCACATTTAATGGAGTATCACTAAATGGATCTACATTATATGTGTATGGATTACCAGTTTGTTCTGAATGCGCAAAGGGTATTATTCAAGTTGGAGTAAAAAGAGTAGTTATGTGGACTGGAGATAAGAAAGTTCCAGATAACTGGCAGGATTCTTGGGTTGACACTGAAAATATGTTCAAAGAAGCCGGAGTACAATATAATTTATTAATGCATTAAATTGTTATAACTAGATAGACCTACTCCCCAAAGTGGGACCAATTGTCTTAAAACTGAAATGTAAGGAAAATAAAAATGTCAAAAATTAAAGTTGGTATCATCGGCGTAGGTAATTGCGCTAAGTCGTTAGTTGAAGGAGTTCAATACTATATTCAAAATCCACACGATAAAGTTGGACTCATGTATCCAGATATTGGAGGATATACATCAGAAGATATGGAATTCGTAGTAGGATTTGATGTCGATCGTCGTAAAGTAAATAAATCCTTAATTGAAGCTTTAAGAGCTTTACCAAATTGCGCAATGGATCATGTATCTGAAATAGATAATACATGTGTTCCAAAAGATGCAACAGTATTTTCAGGTCCTGAACTTGATGGTGTTGCTGAGCATATGCTTGATTATCCAGAGAATGTTTCATTTAGGACTGGTGCAGAAGCGGCAAAATCATACGATGATATCGTATCGATTGTTAAGAAAACTGGTGTAGATGTACTTATTAACTATCTTCCAGTAGGTTCAGAAAAGGCTACTAGATTTTATCTTGATGTAGCATTAGAAGCAGGTGTACATTTTGTTAATTGTATCCCAACTATTATTGCCACTAAAGAAACTCAGATTATTGAGCAGAAGTTTATCGATAAAGGTCTAACAATTGTTGGTTCTGATATGAGATCTGCTTGGGGTGCTTCTAGATTATCTGAAGTTCTTCAAGGTGCTATGATAGATTCAGGTATATTAGTAACTCAACATATTCAATTAAATATGGCCTGCGGTTCTACACAAGGTCAAGAGCATATCCGTACAGGAAGAACTGCTAATACTGACTTCTTGAATATGGCAAAGCAAGAAAGATTACATAATAAACATATCTCAAAAGAGAATGTTTTGAAAGGTCAGAATATTGTACGTGATGAACCATATTCAGGTATGACATTATATGCAGGTCCTTCATTAACTGTTCAACAAAAACCAGGTGGTACTTATGTAGGTTCTGATAATAAAGTATGTAATATTGATATTATTGGTTATGGTTTTGGTGGAGCTCGATATGAATTAACTGCTAGATTATCTGTACAAGATAGTCCAAACTCTGGTGGTGTAGTTATATCGGCAATTAGATTTTGTAAAGTTGCTTCTGAAATGGGTATCGTTGGATTCTTAAGAGGTCCTTCAGCATGGACTCAAAAAACTCCGCCTTTGCAATTGAAAACAGAAGATGCAAAGTTTGAGTGTGACGCCTTAGCAAGACGAATATTGACTGAGTTAACTAAACCTCAATTAATAGAAAATAAACCTATAGCAAAGGATTTACCGTATACTTTCCAAGCAGGTCAAACAGATTATGAATAATATTAATACTTTTGATATAGATGGTGTCATATACATGGGTAAATATGGAGGTGTTTACCCCGGTCTTAACGATATTATTATAACCGGTAGATCTTTTGAAGAATCAGAAGAAACTCTTGGCATGCTTACCAAAAAAGGTATTCATAACAAAGTAATGTTTAATGAATTGTCTTTTGATAATAAGAGTAGAGAGTCTTCCGGTATTCATAAGGGAAATACTATTATTAAATTAGAAGAGCAAGGATATAAAATAGGCATTCATTTTGAAGATGATCCAATACAAATAGAAATGATTAAAAAAATAGTTCCACATATTAATATTGTGTACATGCAACATGATTTAACTGAAAAGGAAAATGTTCGCCATACTGAATGGGAATCTAAATGATAGATGCTGTAGGTAAAGAGTATATAGAAGCTAATAACTTTGTATCTAATAATGTTGATTATCCTTTAGTAAAGTATTTTTCTTTATGTGATGTTGAGAAGTTTCTTGATTTTAAATATTTTGTTGAACAGGTTAATAAAAGAACTGAATGGCAATATGGATTAACAGAAAAGTATGAATATACAGAGTATGCATTAAATCCAGATACTGAGTACTTCCATCCAATGATTACCTGTGATGATCGTATGGTATACATTATGAAGAATATAGTATCATTACCTGATGATAAACTCTCGGTTCATAATAAGATTGGTAATACAATCATCTCGCATTTTTATGGAGCTAGAGGTATCCATCAGATTGCTACTAGAAATAATGATCCACAAACTGCACATGTTGATTTTGAGAACTATTTTACCACAGGTGAGCGTGCCCGGGTACGGAAGAATCTAGAGTTAGCAGCATCAATTAAGTTACCAATTTATGGTTCAACTGAGTTACGTACTTCTTTATTTGGTGCAGCGAACAAGTATCAGTTACAAAGATTTGGACCTAATGCAGATAAAGTACATCCAGGTAATATCATGGATTGGGTAGCAGGATTAGGAGAACAAGGATTCTTTAATAGAATGCAACAATCAGGTGCTGCTTCTAATACTTTTAAAATATTAACTGAGATTGAAGGTATTGGATCTTATTATGGATACCATTGTACTACTTCTAATTCAGTGAATCCAAAACTATCATGGGATAATGATGAGAACTTTGTTAAACCCGGTCCTGGAGCGCAATACACTCTTAAGTTACTATTCCCAAAGGCATCATCAAAGGAAATAACAAATGGAGATTTAGTTGTATGGTTCAGGCATAATCAGAAGTTCTTTGGGTTCGGTGATATTAAGATCCATGAACATTTCCATAATGTACTTGATCATAACAATAATAAGATTCTAAGCAAAGACCAGACTGAGATGATGACGTACGGTTCGGAGGTCGGCATGTGCCAGTATGGGATCTTTTGCAAGATTAGACATGATACAAAAGCTATTGAACGCCGCAAAGTAGCAAGAATAGGAACTATTGATATTGAAAAAGAGTTGTACAAAGCGGAGCAATTAGTATATAATAAACAAAATACTGCAACCTTGGACTCCTTCTTTTAATGAAAAAATATGCTTTAGATTTATTACCCGGTAAACTAACATCATCTCAATATTCACATAAATTTGGTTGGGCTATGCTCAGAAAATGCCAACTTGAAGATGCCTTGAATATTGAGATCGATGTTCTCCATGGAGAGTCTTGGGATGATTATGATACTATATTTCTATATCATTCTATGGAACAAGATGGAGAAACTCTCAATCTCTTTGGAGGAGCAACTAAAGAAAATGCTGTCTTCTTCGAACGAATCCTAACCCATAAAAATAAGTCATTAGTATCTCTTGATATTCCTATGCCTGATTATGGTAGACTATGTAAGAATCGACTTAAGAATGCCGATGAATATTGGTCTGCAATAGATTGGGATGCATTATCAAATGTTTGCAAATCTATACCTGAAATGATCCATCCTGAGACTACAACTAAATTAGTATTAGGTGATAGTCATTCATTTTCTGCATATCAACCTGGATATATGACATTTCGTAAAGATGGTAGAACTCTAGCAGGTGTATTAAGAAAAACTATTACGAAAGAAATAGATGATTTCATGCCAGGATTAAAAGAAAACCTTACTCATCTTACTTGTTATTATGGCAATATTGATATCAGACATCATATATGTCGAGAAGAAAACCCAACCCAATATGTAGATGATTTAGTATCTGAATATGAGAATCAAATAAAGGTATTAAACATTAAGAATATTGAAGTTGTGTTACCTTTACCTATAGAAGATGAGACACGTAAATTGCCTAAAACAGGTTGGTATAAAGGTACTCCATTCTTTGGTTCTAGACAAGAAAGAGATACCATAAGACAATACTTTACCAATGCATTAATACAAATGTGCAATAGAAATAACTGGTCAGTTTTTAAATGGCCTGAACAATTCTATACATATAGTCCAATTGAATTTATGCAGACTTATATGGAAAGACCAAAGTCTGTACATCTTGCACCAGTAAATCATAGGTTTGATTATTGGAATAAAGGTATTAAACAAAAAGAATCTACACTCGAGGATTTCTTTTAATAAATACAATATTTAGGTAATTACATGAATTCATTTAAAGAGTATATAATGGAAACTCAAACTCAAAATAAAAATAAATTAAATGCTTCAATAAACCGTATTAATGATCATTTTAATTCTACTGTAGTTAAATACTATAATGATACAAGAAATCCCTCCGCAATACCTTCAATTTCAGGTAAAATAGAAGGTGGAATTGATGGTATCACTAATATAATGAAAACTATATTTGGGGTCGAAACCAAAGTTGAAAGTTTATCTGGGCCTATTGCTAGAAGTATTTCTGGTACTTATGATTCTTATGAAGTGAGAATTTCACCAATTAATTCATTTTATTTTAGATCTATTATTGGTGAAAAAGGTGCTTTATCTAAAAAAGATCTAACACCAGTTAAATTAAAATTAAATGGTAAAACATTAACTAAAAAAAATGTAAATAGTCTTATAGAAGAAGGATTAAAGAATAATTCAGATTTACCGTTAGAAGTATTAGAACTATGCAGAAATTTAATCAATCTTGCTAAAAATAAAGGATTGAATATTATTGTAACACTGAATATTAGTAAATTACTTAAGACTATATCAAAAGCAGATTTAAAAAAGATAGGTACTAATTACGGTGAAATTGTTTTAGCTATTTGGTGTTTATATAATAAACCTAATGCAGAAAGTATCTTTTTTCCAAAGGAAGAAAATAATAAACTTGCAGATTTTATTGTAAACTTTTCAACGGCATCTAAAATTCCTGCACTTAATGTATCTGCCAAATATGAAGCTGGCGCTAATGCATCACTAAACTCAATAATTCCTTCGGATTGTAAACCTCCTGAATCAGCTACTACTGAAGAACTTAAAGCATTTAATGCTGTTATGTCGGTTGCCTATGATAAAATTATTGATGGATTATTAAATGCTGAAAAGATATTAAACACACCTGAATATGTAGCGTTACAAAAAATGATAGATGGAAACGTTACTTTAAATAGTATTTCAAAGTTAGTTGAAAATGCCTTAAACATTGCCGAAATTAATTCTAAAGAAACTCCTTCACTAGATCAATACAATAAATTTTTAAAAGTTTTAGAACCATTTTATAAACTAATTCCAGGTAAACAAAAAGGTAAGCCAAATATAAATTCTATGAAAAGTATTGCTGCATTAGGTACTGGTAAATATCATCATCCAATTTATTATGCATTTTCAGTTTCATTAGCTGATAAATTCAATAATGATGATAAATTTTCGCATGTATTAAATAAGGCAGCAAATGCAATTAAAGCAGAACAAATATATCTTGATATTACTAATAATAATATAAACATTAATATTAAACATTTTTCAGAATCAAAATTCATTTTTGCAGCTGGAGCTATAGCATATAAAGCTGATAATGTTAGAATGAAAGTCAAACTAATAAAGTAATAAATATCAATATATCTATTTTAGGAAACATTTATGAAATCGTTTGTAGAATTTATTACAGAAGGAGGTAATGTCTTTAAGGATAAAACTGCCTCTATTAAATTAGAACATATTGCTCCTACACTTGAAGCATATTTCAAAGAACTTAAACATATCTTTCCAAAGAAAGCAAGTATCTTTAATCTAAATCATTTCAAACCTCTTGGTTCAGTCGGCAAAAAGCCTATGTCTGGTGATATAGACCTTGGTATTGATTCAAAGAGTTTGCTTGATCATACTATGTCAGATAAGTCTATGTCTGATTGGAATATTGATCCTAAGGCAGTTCATATTGAATTTGCAAAGTTAGAAAAGAGAGCAAAGTCTGCTTCACCTGAAATGTTACTAATGAAAGCATTTCTTAAAGAACTAACATTATATATCAATTCACATGCTCCATCATTATATTGTGACGAAAAGAAAGTTACAAACGGTAACATCTTTGGATTGTTTCCACAAATTAATGATAAAGGATATGAAGTTGGTATTGGAGTTCAAATAGATTGGATGATTGGTGATCTACAATGGTTGACTTTTTCTTATCATTCAGCTGCATATCCTGCTAATTCTAATGTAAAAGGATTACATAGAACTCAGTTGATGTTGTCTGCATTCCAAGTAGCAAATTATTCATTTAACCATGTAACTGGTGTCAAGGATAAAGATACTGGAGTTATTATTGCTCATAATCCAGAAGATGCTTTATCAGTATTGGGTAAGAAGTTAGGTATTAAGATTACAAGAGCAGATGCTGAAGATTATTACAAGTTACATAAATTATTGAAGACCAAACTCAAACCAAAAGATTATTCTAGTATGGTTGATATTTACTTGAAGATACTTGATAGTACTAGAGCCGATATTCCAGATGACCTTCATGCAGAATGGAAGAAACGTAAAGCAAAATTAGGTTTGACTGGAAAGTTCTTGCCTGATAACTCAGCATTAAAAGGATTGTAAGATGAGCGGAAGCACCGGAGCGGATAGAATCCAAAGTAGAGAACACTTCAAGAAGTTTCTTGTTTCTTATGAAAGTTTATTAAAGAAGTTCCCAGGATTTGTTTCAATAAAACCTTCTGGTTCTTATAACTCTAATCTAAGTAAACAAGACTTCGGTGATATAGATCTTATAACTCATATTGAATCTAATAAAGATAAAGCTACAGTTAAAAAAGAATTAGCCGCGCATCTTGCTAAACTTCCCGATTCAGTCATAGTTCCATTTAAGTCTGAAAGATATAAAGGCAAGAAGTTCCTTAATACAGGCGAAATTGTTACTATTCGATACCATGATGAAGAACTTGGCTACAGTGTCCAAATAGATAATATCATAGCACTTGACCGTACTGAAGCAGGATTTAAATTAAACTTTCTTGATCTACCTGCCGAGAAGCAAGGTTTAGTATTAGGTTTAACTAAGGTTGCTACTATTGAAACTCCAGTACCTACTTTGTTTAAAAAGGTTGGTATTAAAGTTCCTTCTAAACTTCCTGAAAATGAAGAATATGAATTTAACCTATCAAGTGTAGAGATACAGTTGAGAAAAGTTACCTATGAACCAGGTTCATACAAACAACTAAAAAGAGAAGTTGTTTGGAAATCACGTAGTTTTGAAGATCTAAAAAAGATTCTATATCAATACGATCTTGATTCTTCATTTGAAGATTTAATTAAACAAGCAAAAGCTAAATTAAAAAACCCCAGAAGTTCTAATAGAATGAAAGGTGTATTTACTTCCATGATTAGTGTTAAGTCCGGTGAAGTAGGTACTCAGAAGGGTAGAGATAAAGAAGCAGCAATTAAAAAAGTAATGGATATATTTGGAGAAAGTACTATGAAATCATTCTCTGATTTTTTAGAAGAAAATACAGAAGCAACTCCTGTTCTTAAAAAATCAAAGTATAGAGCCAATGAGTGGAATGTATATAACAGTAAAACTAAGAAAGATACTGATTGGTCAATTAAAAAGATATCTAATAAAGAATGGATTTTAGTTGATCCAAATGAAGAACATCCACAAAAATTTAATTCTCTTGCAAGGTGTAAACAAGAATTAGTAAGTTACGCCGCAGCATTTAACCCAGAAGATTAATATGAAATCATTCTCTGATTTTTTAACCGAATCGGCAAATCCTTTAAAGATTAGAAAGGTGAATAAAGATTGGTACCAAATTGATGTTGAAGAAGATAAACATGGTATAATTCTTAGGGCTGTAGCCATATTTAAAACAGAGCATAATGACTGGTCTGTAAATGATGGTGAACCCAAACCAGGTCATAAAGTAGATGATTTAAGACGGTATGTTTTTAGTAAACTTAGTCTTGCTAAACTTTTTGCGCATGATTTAGCCGATGCTATTAAGAATGATAAACCATTTCCTAAAAAATCAAATGACAAATACATCTAATGCTAAAAGGCACGGATTAATAAAATGAGTGAATTCGAGGATTTCTTAAAACTAGTTGCCGAGGGTAAACAAGATTATAAAGAAAATGATCCTGTTGGCAAAAAGTTAGAGGAAGTCAAACAGAATATCAAATCTGATTTGGGTTCTTTGTTTGGTCAATTAAGTGAAGCAAAGGTAAATGATCCTGTCAATAAAAAGATAGAAACCGTTAAACAGAACGTCAAATCTGATTTAGGTTCTTTATTTGCTCAATTGTCTGAGATTGCGACTAAAGTAGAACCTTTAGAAGGTAGATTTGATGAGGTTATCATTGAAGTTGCAGAACAGATAGAAGAAGTTGCTCAAATAATAGAAGAAGTTCCTGTACCTGAAATAAAACCTGCAGCACAGCAATATTCTCCGGCAGAACTAGAAAAAATACATACCGGTAAATCATTCCAGCAACCAAATCCTGATTTAGTTGCTCCTCAAATGGATGATATCCGCAAGAAACTAAAGTTCATGGAGCAAGCAATTGGTAGAATTGCTGCAGCAGGACCTGGATCAGGTGAAGTAAATCTAAGATGGTTGGATGATGTCTATAGACCGTCGATATCAGATGGCAGATTTTTACGATATAATGATACTTTAAAGAAATTTGAGTTTGCCGAAGTAAATCCGCATGATATTGTATATACTACAATTTTAATAACAACTCATACTTATACTGTATCTGATGAAGATTATTATATGGGAGTAAATTACGCAGGTCCTGTTACTATTACATTGCCAACTACTCCAAGTTCAGGTAGAATGCTTATAATTAAAGATGAATCTGGTAATGCTTCAACAAATCCTATTACTGTTCTTGGTACTGTAGATAATGATACAGGTGGATTTATAATACAATTAGATAACGGTGCAATACAAATGATTTATAGAAATGGTTGGAGAATAGTGTGACATATCTTTTTACAAATGACCAAGAAATTAAAAATGAACTTGGTAATCCAATATCAATATCAAGAGATAATAATGATAATTCTGCTGAAAATCCAATATATGTAGATGCTAATATTGTCGGTAATGTGACCACTACAGTTGTAGATGGTCAACAAGATGCATTTGGTCGTTTACGGGTGTCAGAAGCATTTACACTAGGTGATTATAAACATACGTATGGAATAGATCCAAACTTTAGAGATACATTAATCAATGGTGCTACAATTACTCACTTGCCAAACCAAGCCTGTGCTAGATTAGCAACTACTAGTAATGTTTCTAGTAAAGCAATACATCAAACTAAGATGTATCATAATTATCTGCCTGGAAAAAGTCAACTGATTAAAACTACTATTAACTTTTATGCGGCAACATCTAATGTAACTAAAAGAACTGGTTATTTTGATGATCTCAATGGTATATATTTTGAGCAAACTGGCGATGGTACATTATCTTTTGTTATAAGAACAAACACCTCTGGATCTCCATCCGATACCAGAAGAGTATCTCAAGCACAATGGAACCAAAATACGTGTAATACATCTATAACAGGTACATCAACAGATGGGACAAATTTAGGAAAAGTTGGAACTTGGAATTTAGATATAACAAAAACTCAAATATTTTGGATAGATTTTCAGTGGTTAGGGGTAGGTAGAGTTCGATGTGGGTTTGTTCATAATGGACAACTGGTTGTAGCGCATGAGTTTTATAATAGTAATAATTTACCTGTGGTATATATGGCAAATCCAAACTTGCCAATTCGGTGCGAGATATTAAATACTGGCACCACAACTGGAGGGTATTTTGACCAAATATGTTCTACTGTTGTATCGGAAGGAGGATATGCAGAATCTGGTATTGACTTTAGTATAGATTCTGGTCAAACTGGACAAAGCGTTACTTTAGCAGATGGGATGCATCCTATTTTAGCAATTAGATTAAAAAATTCTTTTAGAGGTTATCCCAATCGGGTGATAGTTCGTTCTGGAAACATCAATGTATACGCAGAAGACTTTCCTACTTATTGGGCATTATATAAATTAGATGGATTAGCAAATATTACATTATCTAATGCAACGTGGACCTCTGCAGATGCAGATTCGGCAGTAGAATATACAATAAACACAACCGCATTTACTAGTGGTGATAGAATAGATGGCGGTATTGTTGGTACATCTAGCCCAGGAGGATCGGCTAAAGGTACAGGTACTGCTCCTGTAAATCAACCTAGTAATGCTAAAAAGAACTTTATTGCTCAAAATTTAGATTCAACTGATAGCGAAATATATGTAGTATGCGGAAAGGCTATTAGTGGAACATCTACATTGTGGTTTGACCTACAATGGCGTGAAATTTACTGAAATTTACTAAAATTTAAAAAGTATAAATACTATACAGTTTATTTTATAGATGGGACCAAATGAAACAGTATAGACAATTCCTAAAGGAAATGCCTGCCAAAACAATTGTATTTGCTTTTGGCAGATTTTCTCCTCCGACAACGGGGCATGGACTACTTATTAATGTAGTTAAGAAGATTGCGACTGCTAATAAAGCAGATTATGTAATCTATGCTTCAAGAACTCAAGATAAAAAGAAGAATCCTTTATCTGTGGATAAAAAGGTTCATTATTTGAATCTAATGTTTCCACATACCAATTTCAAACCTGCAACTGATACAGAGCGCACTTTCATAGAGGTTGCGAAAGCATTAAACTCTAAATATAAAAATCTTGTCATGATTGCAGGTTCTGATCGCATTTCAGACTTTGAAAGATTACTTAACCAGTATAATGGTAAAGAATACAATTATGATTCTATTCAAGTAATTTCAGCCGGCGAAAGAGATCCAGATGCTGATGATGCTTCCGGTATGTCAGCATCTAAGATGAGATCGGCAGCTTCTGAAGGTGATTATCAAAGTTTTAAGAAAGGTTTACCATCCACACTACGTGATATTGATGCTAAACGATTAATGAATGATGTTAGACAAGGAATGGGTCTTGACATTATTAAAGAACAAATTAAATTAAATGTTGATGAACTCAGAGAAAAATATTTTAAAAAAGAAATATTCAATATTGGCGATATTGTAGAATCAAATAACGAACCATTTGAGATATTAGACAGAGGCAGTAATTATCTTACTGTTGTAAACTCAATTGGTGAAACTAGTAAAAAATGGATACAGGACGTAGTAATGTCAGAACAAACTTTATTTGAAGATATTCAACCTGGAACTATACCTTCTGAAATCACGTTCAAAGGTTATACAACCAAAAATCTTCATCATTCAGAAGATGCTATTAGAGCATTCATACAAACTATAAAAATATCCGGTGATCATGATCCAGTATCTGTTTTAAATGCTTTGAAAGCAACAGATATCTATATGGGTATTAATGATAAACACCTTGAACAAGAACAGGTTCCTGATGAAAAAGATTTAAACCAATGGGAAGATGCTCATTTAAGAGCTAAACAAGCATTGGAAAGAAATGGAGATTTCCTACACCATTTAGACTATTGGCATATGCATGGAACTGAAATAGAACTAATGATTAATCAATTTAGAGCATCAACGGCAAATGGTATGACTGAAGAATTAACAGACAAAACATTAAAAACTAATGACAAACTTAAAGTTGCTAGAATGATTGCAACTATTCTAGGGTTTGACGATGCTGAGAAATCAAGTAATGCTGAAGTATTGGTAAACAGTGCATTACGTAAAACTAAAACATTGAATAAAGATTCTTTGAAAATAGTTTCTAAAATGTTAAAACTTGCCGATGAAGTTGGTATTAACTATGATAAGAAAGCAATTAAAAATATCTCAAAAAGTAATCTAACTGAAGAACAATTTCAATTAGCTACTGAGAGGGCAGAACGTTATGGAAGACGTTTCCCTAACCCTATTGATACTGCTTGGGTTAATGAAGCAAAAGTATTTGTTAAAGGCAAACCATTACCAAAGGATGATGTAGAAAAGATTGAAAATCTTGCTGCAACTGGACATGCAACTTTAGGTACTCCTCCACATGGAGTTGGCCAATCTGAAATTACTCACGTTGGAGCTCATCTAACTTCTGGACCAAAAGGTTCAGATACTATTGACAGAATGAAAGTCAAGTATATGCATGAAGAATTAGAATTAGATGAAGATTTTGATCTTACTGATGAAGAAATTGATGAAATAATAGATTCACTTTCAGAAGAAGATATTTTCGAAGCATATGATGATGATGAGTTTATTATCATTGATGAAGAAGGCAATGAAGTAGAAATTCAAGTTCCTGTAAGTGAAGAAGCTCTTATGGAAGTTCTTTCTAAAATGGAAAGAATGAAAGCAAGACTTAGAATGTCAAAATATGCACCTAAGTTAACTGCAAAACGTAAAATTGCTATGAGGACTCATTCAGATTCTAAAAAAATAAATAAAAGAGCTAGAAAATTAGCTGTTGGTCTTATCAAGAAAAAGTTGTTAAAAGGTAGAGATCCAGCTTCATTATCTACATCTGAAAGAGAAAGAATTGAACGGGTAATTGAGAAAAGAAAACCAATTATAAACCGTTTAGCTATGAAACTTACTTCAAAAGTTCGTAAAACTGAAAAAGAAAGATTATCACACCACTAGGAAAAGTAATGGATGAGTTATCAGCAGCACTAAAAATTGCTATGGCAAATACTTTTGTAATGTACTTTAAGGCACATTCATATCATTGGAATATAGAAGGACCTAACTTCAGTGATTACCATGGTTATTTCGGTGGATTGTATGAAGAATTGCATGATGCAGTAGATCCTATGGCAGAACAGATTCGTGCTATTGATCAATATGCACCCGTTGGTCTTGCCGATCTTTATGATGCTAAAACTGCAGCAGATGACTCTTCAAGAGTAGTATTAACAAAGCAAATGTTTTTAAATCTTATTGATGCTAACGATGCAGTTATAGAAAGTCTAAATAAAGCATTTGACATTGCAACATATTCTAAAAAGCAAGGACTATGTAATTTTCTTGCAGATCGTTTAGATGCCCATGCAAAACATGCTTGGCAATTAAAATCATTATCAAAGGGTTAATCAATGAAACGTTATAAAGAAATACAAGAGTCATTAGCAGATGATTTGATGAAAATAAAGGGTGCTAAGGCAAGAGGTTCGGTTGCTGATCAAAAAGCAGCAAGAGATGCTTTAATTGCTAAAAGAAAAGAAACTAATCCTAATCCACCTGCACTTGGAACTTCAAGTGACAAATATAAGTTAGGTGATTATGATAAAAAGTCTAATCGTTCTTATAGTGAAGAAGTTGAACCATTGGAAGAATTATCTAAAAAGACTTTAGGTTCTTATGTCAATAAAGCATCTGGTAAACTTGCATCACATGGCACTAATTTGATGGGTTCTGTAGGAAACTTTAACATTAAAAATGCTGAGTATCATGGATCAAAGATAGACAAAAGACAAAAAGGCATTTCAAAAGCAGTTGAGAAATTGACTAAAGAATCAGTTGAGTTAGAAGAAGCATTAACTGCCAGTGATAAAAAAGATATAGAAGCAATAAAAGGGGCAATAAAGCGATTACAAAATGAATTAACTAACCCAAATCCTAATCTTGATAGAAATAAAATTAATCAAAGAATTGCAACAGAAAAGAAGCGATTAGGATTATATGGTATTAAAGAATCAGTCGAAGAGTTGGATGAAGTTTCTATAGCTACTTTAGATAGTTACCGTAAGAAATCATTTGATGAACCTGGATTTAAAAGACAAGCTGGTAGAGCACTGGCTTTTAATAAATTAAGTTCACACGGTGATTCAAAGGTTAAGTCTTCTGAAGAAATTGATGTAGCAAAATCTCAAATCAAAGATTTAATTAAACCTGAACATCATTCAAAGTATCCTA